TAGTCTTTACCATTGTATTTATCAGCGAGTCGCTGAAATTCTTGCACTCTGTCAGAACCAGCGATCATAGTAACATGTGTGTGTCCTTCCTGATGCATCTTTTTTAGGTGTGCAATGAAGTGTGGATGCTCTTTGGAAGATGCCTCGAATTTAGTGCCAGTGTGTATTGTAGAAAGATACTTGATCTTGTCATTGGCAGAGAGAGGATTTTTATGTTTGTCCTGAGAATGACTCACAATGACTCGGTGATCCGCATTACGCTTTCGCGCCTCAGACTGCACCTTATCAATGAGTTTACTGTGTCCAGCGGTGGGTGGATTGAGCCTGCCAAAAGCAAATACTATATGCTTTTCTTTTGCTTCATTTATATTACGGAACATGGTTTAAAATCTCTTTTATTAGAGTACTATTAGTATCTATTTATACTAATTATTAAACCTATTTATCTATCCCAGGCTTTTATAGCGGTGAAATTGTTGTATGAGAATTCCATACGGTCAACAAGTTTGACGGCATTACCGTTTACTCTATCGATAGCAACATAACCTTCAGGATTAACTACCTTGAAGCCTTGTTTGGTGCGGACGAATGTGTCCGTTATTTGTTTTACTTTATCAAGTTTGGAAACAATCATCATCTTAGCAGACACAAGAAGATTCTGAAAGATGATGACGTTTTCAAGTAAGCTGAGTAGCTTACCGAGTTCTCGGAGGGTCTCGGTCTTTTTGTCCTCAATTGCTATTTGGCTCTTCTCGGTCTTTAACTTGGCTTTTTCTTTGTCGAATTTATCTTCAACCCAAGTTAGATAACCTTTAGCGTGTGCCTTTGGATTAGTAATCTCTGCACCAATTCTGACTTTGGAATTATTGTACGTCTTCAGACTAGCACCAAGAAATTTGTTCACTAGTGAGCCTTGTACTCGTAAGAACCTAGTCAATTCAGTTGAGTTGATTTTCTGAAACTGTCTACCTACCTCAGATAGTTTAGCAGTGACATCAGCAGTCTCTGTTGCAGTAAATGTGGCGGTGCCGGAATCGTCCTTGTATGTTGCATCATCCATCCATACATTTTTGTTCCAGTTGAGTTTGGAAATGTTAGCACCGAATGATGCAGACATTTTCTCAAGTGAAGAACCTGTGTATGTGGTATGCCAAACGACACCAATTTTTACAGATTTGATTTTCTTTTCCAATGCTGAATCTCGTTGAACAGCATAAACAATTGCGTTAGGTTGAAATGTTGTCCACTTCTTACCATCGATAGTTTCATTCTCGAGGTCTTCTTTCGTGAACATCAAATCGCCCTGTAGGACATTTTTGATTCCCAATTTTCCAAACTCAACCAGAGCAAGTTTGAACTTAGGTTTCAGAGCGGCTGGTAACCTAGTGTCGGTATCGATCTCTCCAATCGTTTTATATAACAGAGGAGTCTTATTGAATACAGACTTCTTTGCTACGAAAAATTTACCGTCACTCGGGTCAATACCCGCAAAAATAGCTGGTGCACCATCCCACTTAACTGTCATGTTCAGCGAGGATCTGGAGTGTCCAGCCATCATATCTCTTAATGAGCGTAGAAAATTGACAGCACCTCTGCCGCCATTTATTCCGAAATTTATTATCTCGTCCTCAAGGTGCTCCAAGTGCAAATTCTTGCCTTGGGCATCCTCATTGAGATAACTAGAGAATTTTATCATCGGTCTTCACGTCCACTATTTTCTTTTTTGGTTTCTTCTTGACAGGTTCTGGCTCAATATACGGCTCTTCTATTTCTGCCGTGGGCGAGAACTTATCTTTCATATCCCGCATTCTCTTTCTAAGTTCTTTATTCTTAGATTCAAATTCTAGAGTGCGTTCACTTTCATATTTATGTCTTCCGCGAAGTTCACTGCATTCCTCGGTCAATTTTTTGTTGTTTGCCCCTATAAGTGCATTAATTTTTTGCACTTTAGCATGTGCTATCTCTAATGCAACCAAGTCTCGTTGTGTAATCTTTAGCTTGGCGTATATGTCAAATTTTTCTAAGTAATCGATTGTCAATGCTTCTTGGAGAGTTCTTACTCGTTCCTCATTGAATATCTCATCTTCAGTTTTTACATGTTCATTTTCTTCAGTCATAAAATATGTACCATCACTCGTGTGAATCTCCGACTTTCTTCTTAACATCTTTGACCACGTTGCGTAGCTTCACAGACGTAGGGTCTTTCTTACCATATGTGTCTGCCAAGGGAGAATATGGATTCGCGGCTGCAATTCCTTGCATCACTTCTGTGAATCCACCATTAGGTTTTACTGCATCGCCAGTGCCACCAACTATATTCATAGCAAAAAGCATCTTAGAGCAGTGTGGGTTATCTTCAAGAAATGTCTCACTAGCACTAATGCTCATAAAATTTTCCCATTCTTCACCGGTTTCGTTATTCTTAAATCTATATGTGGGCATTATATATCCAATCAGTTTATTGCCTTTTATTTATACAGCAAAATCGGTAAGCGTATTCCGAAATTGCAATTCAGTTTCAAATGCAGTTTTAATTGCTGGGTAGATATGTGGCACATTTTCAAGTACTGCTTCGATGTGGGCAGTATCCATATCACACAACTTTTTATAACTTAGCGGTTGGTCACCGTCAATTCCATATGTTCCCCATTTACATGCTTCACGCACTTTATCATGGCTATCATCCATGGAGACAGTTAGGTACTCTTCATCACCATTAGCACTGGATCTAACGTAATCTAACCCACCGTCAATCATGTACTCTTTACCGTTCTTATCAGTGTGAGTAACATAGTCATGTCGGTGACGGCTTTCAATTATTGTGCCGTCTGGTGTTTTTAATGCATTATAAATTAGGTTCATTGTCTTCTCCGCCATATTTGGCATTATCGTCAATTGCTTTCTGCAGGACTCCCATTCTGTTGTTTGTGTCCATGTGAGAAAACGCTTTGGTGTCTTTAGGGAAACAGGCACCACCGAAACCTCCTTGTTCAGTCACATTGCTATGTGATAATCCAATTCTTTCATCAGATGAAACCAATGATCTAACTCGGGTAAAGTCTATGTCATTGTCATCACAGAATTCTTTGAGTTGATTGAAGAAAATAACTTTAGTAGCGAGAAAGGAATTCACCGCATACTTCATAATTATTGCTTCTCTAACTTCATTGAAAGCATATTGGTATATCTTGCGCTTAAATGTAGGTGACTGCACTAGAATAGTCCACCAAGCATTGCAGTCCTTTCCCGCGAGGATACAATACTTATTGGCTTTCAAATCTCTATCAGCAAAATCCTGTCTCAAAAACTCAGGAGAAAATACAATAGGATTAGCATATGTTGCGGAAAGGTGTTCCCACGCCTTCAAGTCTATGGTACTCTTAATCATAACCGGAATAGTTGGATCAGTAATACTGTCCATGACATCGATTAGCAACGAGTAGTCGCAAGAGCCATCTACGTTTGCAGGCGTGGGAACGCAAATCAATATCCCATCATAAAAAGTATGATCAGATAGTTTATTTGTGTTGAGGGCGGGATCTATCACATGAATATCATGTACTACTTCAAGAGCGGCTTTGAATGCTTTACCAACAAAACCACAACCAATTATGGCTATCTTCATTATGTCATTAACCTCTCTGCTACTGCCCTTATTAAGAATAACAGACCAACCCCATTCAGTAATATCAGCGCACGGTCTTTCCATATCAGTGAGACAGCTAACCAAAGGCTAATGCCACATAGAGATAGATATAAATCAATTGCCCCATAGCCCTCAACACCACGAATTGACATTGAAGATAATACGAATGCGCTGGCAACCCACTTCAAATACCAATCGAGTGTATATTTTGGAGTTGCTGATTTAAAAATTCGATTGGAATTCTTTACTTCTTTTGGATCAAAATTTGGCATCACCACTCCTTGAAGTTTAAGTCTTCTTCATTTTTTTGATATCCAGCAAGATATTCTTGGACTTCTTCGGGAGTCATGTCCCATTCTTCTATCTGGGCAGAGGCGTATGTGGCACCCTCAAAAAAGTGGGGCGTAGGAAGTCTGCCATAGTAGCTGTCAGCAGAACCACGATCAAATGGTCCACCATGTCTTTCTCGATTCTCTTCTTCTATCTTGATATTGTCGCTCATGCCGCTTTCTCCATATTACCTAAGTTAGAAGACATCATCTGAGTCCAGCCGAAGTTATCGCATATATGGACATCACCATGCTCACCAACACAGATATCGCCAACTGACAATGAATGCTGTTTAGCATATCGTGTGATCTTGTCTTCTTCTTGGAAGTTGTGAAGCCGAAACGCTTCTTCAAGATTGTCAGCATCGAGGTCAGCCACATGGGTGAACAGAGCATCGTACTCAGTGACATATGCTTCAGAACCAGACATTCGCAGGGCTTGACTAGCCTCAATCAATGGGTACTTGACCATTGCTTCTGACCAACCTAGTTTATTGACTTCATCATACTGTTCACGTGGAACTGAAATTTGAAATAATTTATACATTATATATCCTCTCATCAATCCAAGACTGTTTAAATTCTTCTAGCATGTACTCGTTCTCGGCAGCCTCGAGTAGAGTATCTCCATTGCAAATGATAACCTCAGAGGGGTCTGCGTTATCCATGATAAACATCTGATAATCATCAAAGATGTTGTCTATATCGTTCTCAAATGCATTCTCAAATGCTTCATTAATAGTGTCATTTTGTGTATTCATTCTAATTCTCTCTTTTCTCAATTTGTACAACTATTATAACACATCCAGAGGCAAAGTCAACCTTTTTCTTTTTTTTAAGTCACTGATATCATTGAGGTTTTAAAATAAATTAAATTAATTTCATTCCTGATAGTGTTTTTATGGGTATATCGTACCATAATTGGAGAGAAAATCGGTCATGTTCAGTGTTTTCGACACCATGGAGTACTTCTGTAGAGAAGGCATAGCAGTTTACATCTGGAGAATCTGAATACGAATGAGAATCATTCGCGTCTTTATAGAAGGATGTTGGAGCGAACTTTTTGCCGACTTCTCGGAGTGGGAACACAACGGCTGTTTTTCGCGGGTAGTTTTTTCCATCCACATGTGGCACAATGCGGGCGGCTCCGGGTACTCTCATCAGTGAAGCCGCAGTGGGCTTGACAGCAAACATCTCCACGATCTCATTGACCGTGTGGTTGTCTTCCATGAGTAGTATGTCTAAGTTGGTGTAGTCAATGCCATTGTTATGTTGATGAAACTCACTGGAGCGTTGCCTAGAGACGGCAATGAGTGCTCCAGCTTGTTTTTCTGTCAATCGAGCATCAATAACAAAGTAGTTCACTTGCTTTGGTTTCCCATATGAACGGAAAGATTCCATGGACAATTAATACGAATCCAACTTTCCATGAAAATCTTAAATGTTGAAAGTACGTTACGTCATTTTGTTTCAAGTGACTCATTCTTTTATCTTTGATCATTGTATCCAACATACTGGATATACACACCAGTAGGGATTAGCAAATCCTAACATCCATAATATAAAAATCCAGAGAGGTATTTGTACCCAAGTCTTTCCTTTAGACCATTCCCTAAACTTTAAAGCATATGGTGCTAATTTATTAAATATCCAACTAGTCATTTTTTAGTAAATGCCTGAGCCCCAAAGAATGCGGCAACTATACCGGCTACTGCAACAAAGTATGTTGGTGCCATTGATCCTAGTGTTGACTGCGCTTCGTTAAGTCCAGCTAATGAAGCTAGTACTACTGCGAAAGGATATAGTAACATACCCAATAAAGCAAACCATGCCATCTTACGTTGAGCATCTCTCATTGCATCCGCATCTTCTAGTTCTTTTCTTTTGAACTCTAAGTGCATTTTATTTTCCATTATAGATATATGACCATCGCCATTTATATCTGCATCTTCCATACCCTCAACTGTTTTAAAACCTCGGGTATCATATGCTGATCCGTCACCTGAAGGAGCATCGCCTGCCGCTTCTGCTTTCAATGCATCATACTCTTTACGAGTCATGCTTACTTCTGCGTTATTCTCTGTCATCCTGTGTTTCCCCTTCTGATGTAGTTGTGGTTTCATTTTCATCATCTAGGGTTACAGCGCGGTAGTATACAATCACCTGTTTCACTTCTTTAATAAATCGTTTAATTTCTTGTAGATTATAGGACATTAGTTCGTAGTCACCAGGAGTCATCGCAAAGAATACTCCTCCCGTTTCTTTCTCTATTCGCTCTAAGAATTCGTCAATATTAGCGTTGGATACTACATACCATTCTGGATCTTTCATATCGATAGCGCGAGGTAAAACTGGCTGTCGAATTGGGGTTCGTATCTGTACTGTTGTAATTTCTACTTCTCTGGGTGGTGGCGCTCTTAGAAAAGAGCATCCACTAAGGAATACCAGGACTAAAGTCGAAACTACTATCTTGTTCAAGGCTGTCGAATACATCTTTAGTTCCTCTATTCACTCTAGGTTCAAGCAATCCAGGCTTTGCACTTGCCAGCTTTGCTAAGTCATGTCTACGAAATACGTCCAGATACCTGTCTCTTTCGGCAACGATCTCTTGATTGGCTGTTTGCATTTCAACCAATGCCTCTGTCTGCGTTTCATGTTGAGTTACCATTGTATTTATAGTCTCTTCTTGGACAGCAAACTTCATCTCATATGCCAAGACTTGGGACTGGTACTCAGTCAATTGCTTTGATGTAGTGTCCCAGTAGAAAAATCCACCTACTCCCATCGCCACAATTATACCAATAAAAATTCCATTCATAATAGTCTCCTCTATAGTGTATTTATACTATCAAAAATTTATCTTATCCAAGCCAGAGGCACTTGAAGTTCTGTCAAAGACTGGAACAGAATCATTGTAGTCATTATCATTCTTATCAGCCGTGTTACCAGAGTCGGTGATGTTCTGCTGGAAGGATTCTTCTAGGTCATACAGTCTCATCTTAGAACGATCAACACCAAT